GAGTGCTGACGAATACACGCAACCCCACCACCGAGGGATCAGCCATGCAAATGCACCCACTGATGCAACAGCGCGTCGATGTTCTGCGCGTACTGATGATTCGCACCCAGACAGCGCGCGAGACGTTCGCCCGCCTCGCCGGCCTGGTGATGCCGGAGAAGAAAGTGCGCTTCCAGGTGAAGACGGTCGGCAAGGCCTTCCATGTTGTGGACCTGTCCACCGGCAAGACAAAGGCGTTTCGCTGGACCTACAAGGCCGCGCTCGACATGGCGATTCAGTTCGAGGAAAAGGCCAACCGGCCGGCAGGGGGTGAACAGTGATCGGCGTGCCGCTCCCACACCCGCGGGACCAATTGATCGACAACCTCAACCAGCAGCTGGATGCGTTCTTCGGCGCCGGCAAAAAGGTCGAGCAGGTTGCACCAGGTGTCAGTGGCGAACGTGAGCTGATGTTCGGCAGCGCCCACGCCGCCAAGCTGCGCGCCGAGCGCGACAAGCTGGCACCGCGCCTCAAGGCCCTGGCAGACCAGGGCATGACCGTCATCGAGGCAGCAAAAGAGATGGGCATGGAAACGAAGCGCGCGCGCCTGATCGCCCGAGAGAACCGCATTAACTTCATGGGGACCCAGTGAAGCGAACCACCAACCGGGCGCACCAGCGCCGCCGACAGACCTGGCTGGACTTGCCGGCCAGCGGAATTGAAGAGGTAAGCCATGGCCGAAGTATTGGAGCCGACGAAAGAAGCGATCAAGCAGAAGAAAAAGCGCGAGAAGGCAGCAGCGAAGGACGCTGCATTGGGCGTCGAAAAGTTCACTGTTGAGGTGGCCGGGGTTTTCAAGCCCGACCTCAAGCGGGTCATGGCCGCTCACGGCATCAACAACCAGCAGGACGTTCACCAGCGGCTGCTGATGAACTTGATCGCCGCCGACTTCGAAACCCAGGCTTTGATGCTCCGTCGTGTCACGACACCTTACGAACCTAGCGAAAAAGTGTCGCGAGCATTTTACGAAAGGAGCATGGCCGAACTAAAAGCCGACCCAGACGACGAGGTAGTGCCCCCTACGCCTTAACGCTTCACCTTGTGGCGGTTATTCGCTTGGAAGTCTTGAACGTCACCTATCGCTTTGGTTGCTTCGTTCTGTAGATCCCAAAACTTTTCGTAGGCAGCATCGTCACCTAGGTCAGGGTTGTCAGCTACAAAATCGTCGACAGCTTTGTTACGCGCATCGACTTCATTCCAAAGCTTTCGGTTTTGCTCGTAATACTCACGCAGATTCATTCGGTTCTCCTTGATCCGGCTCCATGCCGGGCCGAACACAAATACCCCACTTCTACGAATCACGCCAGCCGGCGAGGATCCCCTATGTCCGCACAACAGAAGAAACACCCCTTCGATTTCAAAACTCAATACGGACTCGGCTTCAGCACTCAGGACGATGAGATCGTTGTCGACTTCTTCTGCGGTGGCGGCGGCGCTGGTACCGGGCTGGAAATGGGCCTGGGCCGCGCGGTGAACGTTGCGAAGAACCACAGCGCCGCGGCGATCAGCATGCACACCATCAATCACCCGGGCGCGAAGCACTACACGACCGACGTGTTCGACGGTGATCCGGACACCGAGTGCGGCGGCAAGGCCGTTGGCTGGTTCCACATGTCGCCGGACTGCACGCACCACAGCCAGGCCGCCGGCGGTCAGCCGCGCAAGCGCGAAATCCGCAATCTGTCGTGGATCGGCCTTAAGTGGGCCGGCAAGAAAAAGCCTCGAGTCATCAGCCTGGAGAACGTGAAACAGATCCTCCAGTGGGGGCCGCTGATCGCCAAGCGCGACAAGGCGACCGGGCGAGTCGTCACCCTGGACCTGGTGCCGCACCCCACCAAGCCCAAGAGCAAAATCAATCGGGTAGCCGATCTGGGCGAACAGGTGCCGGTCTGGAATCAGTTCTTGGTGCCAGACCCGAAGCGGCGCGGCACCACTTGGCGCCGGTTCGTGCAGTTGCTGGAAGGACTGGGATACGCCGTCGAATGGCGGGTGCTCAAAGCCTGCGACTACGGCGCCCCGACCAGCCGTGAGCGCCTATTCATGATCGCTCGCTGCGACGGTCGGCCGATCGTGTGGCCTGAGCCGACTCACGCCAAGCACCCAGCCAAGGGCCAACAGAAGTGGCGCACCGCCGCGGAGTGCATCGATTGGACGATCCCAAGCAAAAGCATTTTCGACCGGGCCAAGCCGCTGGCACCGGCCACCCTTCGCCGAATCGCCAAGGGCATGAAGAAGTTCGTCATCGACGCGGCAGACCCGTTCATCGTGCCGATCGCAAACTGGTCCGGGGGAAGCGTGCAGTCGGCGAACGAGCCGCTGCGTACGGTAACGTCCTGGCCGCGCGGCGGATCGTTCGCCATGGCCAGTCCTATCATCGCGCCAGCTACGCATCAGGGCAGCGACCGCATCAACGACCCAGCCGCCCCGCTGCCGACGATTACCTGCGCCAACCGCGGCGAGCTGACTCTGGCAGCCGCACACCTGGTGAAGTTCAGGTTTGACGATGCGGGAAAAGCGGTCGACGAGCCGCTGCCGACCATCACCAGTGGTGGCAACTACCAGCGCCCTGCCGGCGCCGCGCACGCCATGGGCATCTCGACGGTGTTCATGGCCCAGATGAATGGCGGGTTCAACACCACGGCCGCCAAGAGCATCGAGGATCCGCTGACCACCGTGACCAACACCGGCAGCCAGCAGCAGCTGGTGACCGCGAACCTGGTGCACCTGCGCGGCAACTGCGATGCCCGGGACACCGCCGATCCGCTGCACACCATCAGCGCCGGCGGCACTCACCACGGGCTGGTTACTGCATTCATGGAACGCCAGTTCGGCGCCAGCGTTGGCCAGGGCGTTGACGAGCCGGCACCAACCAGCACAGCCGGCGGTGGAGGCAAGAGTTCGCTGGTCGAGCTGCAGCTATCGCCAGAGGTTGAAGCCGGCGCGCTGCGGGTCGCCGCATTCCTGATCAGCTACTACGGCACCGAGAACGTGAGCGGCGCCGGCGAGCCAGCCCCCACGGTCACCACAAAGGATCGCCTGGGCCTGGTCACCGTCACCATCAAGGGCACGCCGTATGTGATCGTGGACATCTGCCTGCGGATGCTGCAGCCGGCCGAGCTGTACAAAGCCAACGGCTTCCCTGCCGACTACAACATCAGCCACGGCGCCGACGGTAAGCCGTTCACCAAGACTCAGCAGGTGCACATGTGCGGAAACAGTGTCAGCCCGCCGCCGATGGCGGCGCTGGCACGGGCCAACGATCCGTGGCGCGTTGTCGAGCAGCAGGCAGCCGCGGCGTAGTCACAGCCACGGCATTGCCGCCAGCCAATCGACCAGGCGTATCAGCATTTGGCTGAGTAGTTCGATCAGTAATTGATACATCAAATCGGCGATCAAGCCTTTCATTGAGTGAAGTCTCCAAAAATGAGAGAGACGTTGGCTCTCTACCATTATATGGGCCTTCAAACTTCCTCCCCTTCCACCGCCCGGGCATGCCCCGGCATAGGACGCCCCATGCCCACAGAAAACAAACCGATAGAGCCGCTGCCGACACTGGTGACCGGCTCCGAACCAAAGCCCTACCCTGACCGCCTCTGTCATATCGATTACACGGCACACCCACATCGCTGTGGTTGCTTGAGTGGCGACGATGAAGCGCAGCGGCGTTTTGACGAATACCAACGCGACACCAAGCTCGCGACAGCTGAAGGCGAGGTCTCGCGACTCACCGCCGAGCGTGACGCCCTGCAGCTGCGCCTGAACGCAGCGGATCAGCGGATTGATGAGCTGACCGCCATCCCGCAGAACGGCGCCGCTAGCGAACTGCCGACCTACAAGCCTGGTCTCTACGCCGTGCGCCACATCGACAACTGGGATGGCGAACGGGATGTTGTACTGACGTTCGCCATGCTCGACGCCGATGGCAAGTGGACTGACAAAGAAACCGGTGAGCCCCTGCTGAAGTACACCGGGGACAAGGTTCTCAGGGCGTGGCCGCTGGATCACTCCGATGCACCGGCCACGCAGATTATCGGCGTGCCGCGCAACTGGCTGGAGGACTGGGCGCTCGAACTTGTCGAAGCCGCGCAGGACGGCGGGCAGATGTCCAACCAAGTCGAACACCTTCTCGAAATTCACGCCAAGCGTTAACTCCCTCCCCTTCAAAGTCAGCCGCTATAGCGGCAAGGACGAGACATGCCTATCGAGAAAATCGAAAAGGAGGCTGACCTCTGCGCGCTGTTCATCCAGGAATTCAACGAAGTGCCCGGATGGAGGTGCTACCCCGAGGCCGCCGGCTTCGACGTACTGGTCGTGCATGAAGACGGCCGGCAGATCGGCGTCGAGGCGAAGATGCAGCTGAACGCCAAGGTGGCCGATCAGATCCTGCCCTGCCGCGGTGATGAACTTTACGGGCGCGCCGGGCCGGATTACCGGCTGGTGATCGTGAGCAAAATCACCGACGCCAGCAAAGGCATCGTGAAGATGCTGGAACACCTTGGCGTGAGAGTGCTGATGCCGCGTTCGAGCTGGACGAGCCGCGGTGACTGCTTCACCTTCAGCCTCGCCCATTCCCTGCTGGAAGTGAGCGGCCACAAGCCGTTTTATGACTGGTACATGTTCGACTGGAACCCGCCTGAGCGCTGCCAGGTGCCGGTGCTGGTCACAAACCTGCCGGCGGGTGTGCCCTCTCCTGTGCGCCTGACCCCGTGGAAGGAGTCAGCACTGAAGGTAGTGGCCCAGCTCCGGCGCCAAGGCTTCATTACCGCCAAACAGATCGCCAGCCACGGCATCGGCGTCACCGCATGGACACAGGCACCGGGAAGCAAACCGGCATGGCTGGCCAAGGGCGCCGTTCGCGGTACCTGGATCGAAACTGAACACATGCCTGCTTTCGACAAGCAGCACCCGGACGTGTACGCCCTGGCCGTCGAAACCCTGGCCGCCACAGCGCCGGCCGAACTGGAGTTATCGCCATGATCCTCAAATGCATGGCCGGCTGCACCCTCTTCTTCTGGCTTCCATTGGCCCTGACCATTAAGGCGGTGATCGGATGATTATCGATGACGTAATGACGGACAAAATCACCCTGCACGGGCTCGGCTTCGTGCAGGTGCAACTCCAGGGCAATCAGCGCCTGCACGTTTGGCACCCTGAATTGCCGCGTCGGGCGTGCTTCGCGCACTCGGCCATCCATGACCACCGCTTCAACTTCACCTCGCGCGTGATCGTCGGCAAACAGATCAATCACTGCTTCGAAATCGTCCACCACGATGCCGGCGAGTTCGTGCTGTACCTGCACGAAGGCGCACGCACACCAGGTGGCGGACGGCCATGGACGCCTGACGGGCGCGCCGATCTCGTGCCGGACGGAACGGTCATCATCACCGCCGGCAACGACTACAACACTCTGGCGTACAAGTACCACCGCACGGAGCCAGGTGGCGATGGCCGAGTGGCGACCATCATGGCCAAGCGCGGTGAGTATCCATCTGGCGCGCACTCCACCTGCCGCGTCGGCGTCGAGCCAGACACCGACTTCGACCGGTTCCAGTGGACGCCCGCACAGCTCTGGGAGGTCGTCAGCGATGTGCTGCTCGGCCAGAAGGTGACGCCGTGATCTTTCTGATTCCTGCCCTGCTTCCCGTTCTCGCGGGAGGCTCCCCGCTCTACATGGCCTACCTGATCTACAGGGGGCCGTGGCGATGAACGAACAGCACCGTATTCTGGTCGGTGACTGCATCGACATGATGCGGACGCTGCCAGACAACAGCATCGACAGCGTGGTGACAGATCCGCCCTACGGGATCCGCTTCATGGGGAAAAGCTGGGACGGGAAGGATATCGAAGACCGCGCTGCCTACCGGGCCAGTATGCCCTCGCACGCTTCTGCCTGTGGTCCGAACGGCGGTCACCGCTCGATCGCGGCTGAGGCTGGTAAATACGACCTGACGCCGGCGGCGATGCTCGCGTTTCAGGCTTTCACTCTGGAATGGGCCACGGAATGCCTGAGGGTGCTGAAGCCTGGCGGGCACCTGCTCTCGTTCGCCGCAGCCAGAACTTACCACCACATGGCGGTCGGCATCGAGATGGCTGGCTTCGAGATCCGCGACCAGATCATGTGGGTGTTCGGCTCGGGTTTCCCGAAGTCGCACAATCTCAAGGGCGAGCACGAGGGCTGGGGAACCGCTCTGAAGCCTGCGCACGAACCAATCTGCATGGCGCGCAAGCCCTTCCCCGGAACTGTCGCGGACAATGTCGACGTGCACGGCACTGGTGCGCTGAATATCGATGCCTGCCGGATCGGCGTTGTCGACGCGGCCTACGCCCGAAACTGCTCGGGCGATCGCGGCCACGATGGCACTCGATCGATCGAGGAAGAAGGCGCGACCAACCTGCGCGCCGGTGGTGGAAATGCTGCGTCTGGGCGATGGCCCGCCAATCTGATCCACGATGGCAGCGCCGAAGTCGTCGCTCTGTTCCCCGCTCAGGCGGGCGCATCGGCGCAGGTGACCGGCAACGAACCCACAGCCAACGGCTTCAGCGGCGCAGTGAAGTACAGCGGCATGCGCCAGCGCGTGGCTGGCGCCTTCCACGGTGACAGCGGTAGCGCAGCCCGGTTTTTCTACTGCGCCAAGACCAGTCGTACCGATCGGCACGAGGGCCTGACAAATCCCGGCCCGCAGTTCACCCGCGGCACCACCCTGCGCAAGGTCGAGAACACCGAGACGAAGGGGAACACCCACCCGACCGTCAAGCCGACTGACCTGATGGCCTACCTCTTGCGCCTGGTCACTCCGGCCGGCGGCGTTGCGCTCGATCCATTCATGGGTTCCGGCAGCACCGGCAAGGCGGCAATGCGAGAAGGCTTCCAGTTCATCGGCTGCGAGATCGACGAGCAGTACGCAGCGATCGCCCGGGCACGTATCAACCACGAAGTGAACCGCCAGCAAGAGCTCCAAGCCGAATCCGACCAGCTCGACCTGTTCGGCACCGCGTAACCCCTCCCCCTACTCAACAGCCTGCCGGTGTACGGCGGGCGAGGAATTCGTATGTCCGCACTGAACCGCTTCCACGAAACTGCGAGCGATGCGTTGGAGAAGATCAGCGCCAGCCTTCCTGAAGGCGCAAAGCTCTGCCTGACCATCTACACCCCCGAAAAACCAGAACTCGACATTGTTCTGCAGGACAAAGGGCTCGACTTGAACGAGGTGGTTTCCACCCTGCGCCGACGTGGCCTGAGCATCGACGGCGACAACGCCTACAAGCGCGACCTGCTGGACGCTGTAGTCGGTGCACTGGCGTTCGGCGCGCATAACAACAACCCGCCGCCGGCCGGGCACTGGGGCCAGCGCTTCTGGGATATCGGTCGCGAGGAGCGCGGACTCAACGAAGAGCTGGTCGTAGCCCTGAGCCTTGCCGTCGAGCGCTGGACGCTCTTGGCAAACGAGTTCAAGTACACCACTCCGGAACATCAGCAAGAGCTCGCCGAGATCTCGAAGGCTCGGGCAGCTATCGCCAAAGCCACCCTATAACCACCTTCTGCCGCCACGCGCGGCATGGAGCATCATCATGGCAAAGGTCATTGCCCAAATTACGGCCAGGCTGCCGCGCCTCATGGAGGCGGGCGAATACAGGAAGCTGCGGTACGCCGGCGGGAAGCCGAGTCTGCAGCAGTTGAAAAAATGGATTGAGGAAGGCGAAGTTGTGGGAGAGGTAAAAGGCGGGATGTATTTCGTGGATCTGCAGGCAGTCGTGCTGGGGTCGAATGATCCCCTGCTCGCCAAGATGATGGAGGTGGGCTGATGGCTCCGCCGCGCGCCAGGACAATCAAGAACCGGGATCTGCCGGCCAACCTTTACCCGAACGGGAAATATTGGCAGTACAAGAACCCGATCACCGGCAAGAAGACCAGCATCAACAAGCCGATGGCGGAGGCCATCAAGCTGGCCAACGCCGCCAACGCGAAGTTGCTGCCCCTGCTGGCTGACGACGGCGCGCTGCTGGCAATGCTCACCGGCGAGGCGGCGCCGAAGTTCAGCCGCTGCCTGGAGCGCTTCGAGGATGAATGGCTGGGCACGCGGAATTATGCCGAGCGGACGCTCAAGGAAATCAAATTCAAGTTGGCACGGTACCGCGAAGACCTGGGCGATTTGATGATGGGGCAGCTCGACGTGCTGACCGTGGCCGAATACCTCGACGGATTCGAGAACAACGCCTACACCAAGCACCGCGGCCTGCTCGTTCAGATCTTCGCTTTCGCCGTGGCTAAAGGCTTGTGCGAACGCAACTCGGCCGAGCTTACGCTGGTGAAGAAGGAAGCCGAGAAGAAGCGTCAGCGCCACACGGTTGAAGGACTGAACACGATTTTGAATTACGTGGGGACGCCGATCTGGTTGAAGCGCGCGATCCGGCTGGGTTTGCTGAGTCTTCAGCGGCGGGAGGATATCGTGATGTGGCCAAAGTCGGCCGTTGACCTCGAGCAGAACACCATCAAGGTGTCGCCCGGGAAGACGCAGAACTACGGGAAGCCGGTGCACTTGGAGATTGCCATGGGCCCGGCGCTGCGCGAGGTGGTCGCGGAGTGCATGCGGTCGCCCGTCGTGTGCCCTTACCTGATCCACTACTCGCCGAAGGCCCGCAAACGGTCGCAGCTCGACGCCAAGCTTCACTGGAACGCCGTGACACCCGATTACCTGACGAAGTCATTCGCACAGGCCAGGGATGACTCCGAGGCATACAAGGACATGCCAGCCGGCGAGCGACCCACTTTTCACGAGATCCGTGCACTGGGTGCGTGGCTTTACGAGCAGCAGGGTTTCCCGCAGGAGTACATCCAAGGGCTTATGGGTCACGCGGACGTCAAAATGACTGAACACTACCAGGCGGGCCATGGCGATGACGCCGTGGTGTACATGAAGGTGAGCGCCGACCTGAAGGTGTAATCGGTGGTCGTTTGCCCAAAATATTCCCAAAGTTTGCCCAAAGGCCAGACAACAAAAAAGGGCCCACCTTTCGGTGAGCCCTTCTAGACCGCCCAGCAGAGCGGATTTTGTTTGGTAGGCGCGATTGGACTCGAACCAACGACC